ATGACCGCTTATTCTCATACTGAAAGCGGTTACACATTGGATTCTTTCGGGCCGTATGATTTAGATTTGCCGGATAATCTCAAAAAAATCGTTTTATATCGTTGGGTTATGACTGGGATTTATGGAGATCAAACTCTTGGCACTTGGCAAACTGATTCGAATCGTCCTGATGGTTATCACTATGTCGTTGAATGTAATTATCTTGATTTAAACACTAACAGTCCTTATGTTCCCCCAGAGGAGCCGGAAGACCCTGATGGTCCTGAAATTGTCCAGCCTCCCGGTTATGGTGATCCTTATCCTCCTACAAACGCGCCTCCTGCTCCTTGGACAAATTGGCCTGCTGTATCTCCTCAATGGCCTCCTGATTATTATCCTTGGCCTCCTGATTATCCTCCTCCTCCTCCTTTGACTGAATGGCCCACTTATCCTCCGGATTATTGGGATTATAATAATGATAATTCTAATACAAATGTTGTCGGGCCGCCTCAATATGATTATGAAGTTAATACAAATTATTCCGGGGATAATGTTGCTTCTTCAAATATGTCTGTGAATGATATATATCTTGCAATTCGTCAAGCTCTTAATGATGAAGGGAATTTATATCAAGCTCCCAATCCTCCTAATTATGATGTTGACTGGACAAATGATTTATTAGATAAGGCGCAAGGGGTTTGTGATGATTTTGATCTGGCTCGTGGTCGTGTTGCAAGTAATCGTAATATTTTGATTATTAAGGGTCGTTCTATTATTTCAGCGATAGGTGATGATCTGCAGTTACCTGTTTCGATTGGCACAAAAATGTCTTATGAGCTAACGTGGCCGCTTAATGATGAAAAATTTGATATTGATTTAACTCCTTATGAGTCTATTATTTCAGTTATGCGGGCTTTTTTAAAGTGGATTATGTATGTCGTTTCTTTTTGGATTGCGTTTGTTATGTTGCGTCGGGCTTTGGCTCGTAGTGCATAAATAAGGGGGGGATTATGTTTAGTGAAATATTTAGTTTTTTCGCAAAGTGGTTTGATAGTTGCATGAGGTTTTTTCAGGTTGCCGGGGGTTATCTGCAATATTTGATTGCAACTGGTTTCGGTTTAATTTTAGTTTTGATTGGTTTTAGTACTTGGGTATTAAATTTAATATCGGAAACGATTCTTTGGCTGGTTACTCATTTAGATAATTTACATACTCCAGCGGTGGTTGCTAACGGTGTAGCTGATGGCGCAAGTTCTTTTATGGATATTTTGGTCGTGGCAAATACCTTTTTCCCTGTTGCGGAAATGTTTGCGACTATGTTGGTTCTGGTAACTGTGGCGGTGTCGTGTGGAGTTTATGGATTAGTGAAAAGTTGGATTCCGACTGTTTCAGGGTAGGGGAGATAATATGAATGAAATACAGCAAAAAAGATTCGATCATGCTTTAATCACAATGCCTTTGTGCTTTGCTTCATCTGCTTATCATAATAATCCTTATTATTATAATCGTTCTACGTTAGTGATTTGGGCGCGAAGACAAGTAATGTTGTTTCTGTGTGGTGATCCTGCTGACGATTGTCTTTTAACTAATACTGTTGACTGTAAAGCGGTGCAGGATTGGTTAAATATGTTGGATAGTGCCGGGGGTGATTAAATCAATGGTATAGTAAGGCTTTTTTGCGTTTGGCCGTTGTCGGTGATTTTAGACTCTGCTTTTTTTTGCTTTTTGTGTTTTTTACCCTATAAGCCGTTTTAAGGGTCTTTTATTGGGGCCGGTATGAATGCCGCATGAATAAGCGGATTGCTCATTATGTGTTTAGCGAAAATTTGGTTTCAATCCATGTTCTTTTTCAAGGTGTTTCCATGATTGAAATTTTTGAAGGTCGTTTAGGTGGGGGAAAAACTCTTTATGCCGTTGAAAGAATGGTTAAATATCTTGCTTCTGGTGGGTCGGTTTCTACAAATATTGTTTTAAATATTCCAGCGGTTACGGCTTTTTTACTCAAGCGGTATTCATGGGCTTTACAAGATGGTCAATATATTTTATTACAAGATGAAGAAATTTCTATGTTTCATAAATTTACGCCTGCCGGTTTGCCGGAACGTCCGTCATTAGTTGTAATTGACGAAGCGCATATATGGTTAAATGCCCGCGATTGGAATAAAACCCATCGTGAGTTATTAACTTTTTTAACTCAATCAAGAAAATGTTTTACCGATATAATTTTTATTTCTCAATCGGCTTTAAATATTGACAAGCAAATTATGCGTTTGGTTCAGTATATCTGGCGGTTCCGGGATATGCAAAAATTTAGGATCGCGGCGTTGGGGTTCAAGTGGCCACTTCCGCAATTTTTAAGGGTTCAATTCGATCAAGATGGGAAAACCGTTTTGGATCGTCAATTCGTTTTGAAAGATCCGGTCATTTATGGGCTTTACAATTCTTTTGATTTGCTGCGGAAATTTCCGCGTTTAGAGGGTGCGAAAGTTAAATTTGATGGCAAAGTAAAAAAAAGTAAAAGGGGGTTTATTATTAAATCTATTATTGTTGTTATCTTGTTGGCGGTCGGTATGGGTTATTTTGCATGGAAAAAATTATCGTCTAACATTGGTGCTGAAAAATCTTTTTTAGATATTGGTGCTTCTGCAAGTGTCGAAAAATCTGCGCCGGTGTCTGTTCCTGATGATAGCGCATTTGAATTTGAAATCATTCTTCACGAATTTTTTCGCGGTGTCATAGAGGATTCCTCGGGCCGTAAAGTTATTACTGATGAAGATACTTATTTGCAAGGGGAATTGTGTCGAATTGGAAAAGTTTTATTCTGTTATCCTGAAAAAATTATGATTGCGGGTTTTGATGGTCGGCCGCATATGGTTATGAAAAAAAAATATAGATCAAAACCCGTTGCTGATTCGAAATATTCGCCCCAGGGGCAAAATGTTTTTGATGATCGGGTAGCGGTCCAGGGCAAATATATTTCTCCGGATTTTAGCTCTGAAAATAAATGAAAATACGTGCTTGACATTTTTCCGTAATTGTTATATTTTTTAGTCTATAAAAATTAAACGTAAAACTGTTGTTTAGTTAACGTCGCATAATATATCTTATGTACTTGCGGTGCAACGCTTTACGACTTCTATAGAGGAGTTTTTGTTGTGGGTTCAAAAAAATCTTTGCCGTTGATTGTTGTTAAGCGTGATATTCAGAGTCTTTGGTTCGCCGCCGTTAGTGTTCAAGATCGTGATATTCGATTTCTGACACGTTCCTTTTCCTCTCTCGATACTCTTTTGATTAAAGTCGTTTTTTCTCTGCGTCATTATTACAAAGTCGATCAAGATATTATCATTCGCGTTAAATAAATGTCGGTATTATTAACATCATAATAGGGGGTTGCAATGCAATCATTTGAGCAGTTATTGGATCGGGGTCTTGCGGTTATGTGTGTGGAAGTTAGAAGCGCAAAACCGGATCAGTTTGCTTACGTTAGCAAAAAATCGGGGCAAAAAGTTAATGTGGTTTTGGTGCGGTTGGCTCTGGAAGTTCAAACAGGTGATTCTATTGAGCAAGTGCAAGGAACGGTTCCAGATACACAAACTATTCCGTCGTGGGCTGTCAAGGGCGCGAATGTTTATATCGGTTGTTCAGAGTTGAAACGTGAGCAGGGTCGTTTGAGTGTGCGTGTTGTGGACGCGGTTCCGGTTAAAAGTATCAAGGATAAATAATTTAAAGTATCAAGGATAAATAATTTATGAGTATGGCCAGAGTAAAATCTAAAATTGCGTTAAAATGGAATATAGATATTCTGGCCGATGGTGGGAAGCTCCGATTATGGACGTTTACTTTGCCGACATTAAAAAGTGTCAAAGATGGCTGTAAATGTTGGTCGGAGCTTTCCCGCGTTTTAGTCCGAGAAGTAGATTTCCAAGGGGTGCGCGTTTTTGAACTTCATCAAAATCACGGTTTGCATGTGCATTGTGTCGTAAATAAATTTTATCCGGTCGCACGTTTGCGGGTGCTTGCCCGATCATGTGGGTGGGGCCGAATACACGTTACAAGATGCCAAGGTCAGCCGTATTACGTTTCTAAGTATGTGAGCAAGGGTGTTCGTGATGGATCGTTCAAGGGCCGTCGTTTATGGGCTTCTTTCGGAGCTGTTAGAAAAGATTTAAATAGAATTAAAGATGTTGTTGTTTGTTCTGCTAAGGGGCGGGCTTTTAAGGTTTTAGAGGAATACAAATGGTTAAAAGCATATCGCAAAAAATTTGGCAGATTGTCTGGTGTTTGCTGGCGTAGATATTTGGAGGAAGCGAATCGTGTTTACTGGGCTTGGCTTCTGGCTCCGCCGGGAACCCCGGTCTGGCAACTTGTTGACAGATGGGCGGTTCCCGCCGGATTTGAAGCGCGTCAGGTACATCAATTAACCTTGTTATAATATAAAACAATTATTTACTGCTTAAAAATGAATTGTTTTTTTAGGGGTTTTAATAATGGAAATTAATGTTTTAGTAGAGGTTTTATTCGGCTTTGGTTTGTGTTTATCGTTGGGCTTGATGTCTGCTGGTTTGCGTGTTGTTCTTAAAAGTTTCGCGTTGGTCGCTGATTCTGCTTGAAAAAAAAGGTGGTGGAATATGAATAAAATTAAAAAATTGATGTTGGTGTTTGGTGCTGTGGTAGCTCCGTTGGCTGTGTTTGCCAGTACAAATGCGCCGATAGATTTGACTTCTACTGGTTCGGTGTTAGCTGAATTTATCGCGGTGGCGTCGGTGGCGGCTCTTGGTGTATTTTTGGGTTTGTATGGTATCCGGATAATTATTTGGGCTTTTATGCGTGTTAAATAA